TGGATGAGGACGTATGAGATGTCAGAGTTGGCGGTGGAAGTGAGGAGATTGCCAGAGGGCTGGCCACCGTGCACAAGATAGAGAGTGTGGTCTGTTTGGTGAAGAGAGTTATAAAACATCTTTCCCATGATGCGAATCGCAGTTCGAAGTTCTTCAGGATAAAAGGAAGCGTATACTTCGAACACACCACGGCTGACATCCTCAGGGATGTTCTTGTCGTAGCGTGTTGCATCGAATTCGCGCCCACGAGGAGAGTGGGAAGAAAGGTCAAGGTAAAGTTGAGAAAAATCCTTGAAGGGATCGATGTTTACAGCAGCATGAGAATAGCGGGAGACAGCATGCTGAGCTGCAATGATAGGGAGGAAAAGTCGACGAGCAACGAGAAAGATCGCTGCATCTTCGATAGAAAAGAGGCGCACTTTGCCAGTCTGTTCGACCTTCTCGTTCGGCAGGAGTTCCTTCTTGAGCGAGTCAAGGAGGGGAACGAGGGGGCGGAGGCCAGAGCAGATGGCGTCCCAGTACTGTTCACATCGCTCACGGAAGGCAGCCCCGAGAGGGGTAGGAGCGAAGGTGTAGTGTTCAGAGCCTGGGATTTGCATGAAATAATCGCCCTTGCAGTGCGTCTTGTCAGTAAACATAGAGTGCCCAACATGAGTATTCATGTCAACGCGCTTAGCCTGGCCACGGAGAGCGTGGTTCTGGGGGTAGCCATTGATGGCTATAAACCAGCTCGTAGCGTGGAAATGGGAGGCATAAGGCGAGTAGACGTACTCAAGCTTGGCTTTAAGGTTGTTAAGACAAGTAGACAGAAGGGACTCGTCCATAGGAAGGGATGGACGGTCAAACAGTGCGAGTTGAGAGTGAAGAAGACGAGTGCGCCCATCGCGCGAGACTGGCATAGAGTTTGCCACCTCGGCGGGGATTTGGGAGATGGTCATGGGAGAGTTGCGGCACTCGTTAGGAAAAGAGATAAGGTGGGTGAAAGGAGTGGGGAAGTAGCCGTGCTTATTCGGGTTCCCTGTGGCAATGGCCCGCGTGCGGGTCACGCCAACTTCAGTGATGTAGGTGGTGTCAAGGAAAGTCTCAGCTTTAGAGCCGAAAGCGACATCAGTCATCATGAAGTCAGGGACGAACCACTTGTTCCCGTGAGCCTCAAGGGTAGTGAAGGAGGCGTGATCGTTCTGGTGCGCCAGGTGGTAGCGCAAGTACTGACGAGTTACTGAAGCACACACAGCTCGGCCTGAAGTGACGCCAGTATAGATCCCAACCAAAGGCTGGGATACATGGCGGGGTTCCTCGGAGTAGAAGGGGAACCCACAGTCACCAGGGCCGGACTTGATGTCAGCATGAAAAGAGTCAGCAATGTACAGATCACGTCCTGCTGTGAGGCAGGGGTCGACAAGGTACTTGTGAAGGCGGCACTTGCCAGCGGATGTGACATAGTTGCCTTCTGAGCACTGGCGTACGAAGGTGAAGTGATTAAGAAAAGGGGACTCTTCCTGATCGTGAAAATAGGGGGTGATATCAGGAAAAGTGGGACACGTCTTGTCAGCAATCTCGAGGAAGCATACATCTTTGTCCTCATCACGGTGAGTGACGGTGGCAGGGAAGGAGAGTATGCGGAGCTGACCCTGAGAGTCCTTGGCATAGAAGGAGATAGTGGGGGCAGAAGAGCGAGAGGTGATGTGCGAGACGGTGAGCACGGTGCGTTGGCGAAGGAAAATACCACGCACAGAACCCCCGAAAGCGGAGACGAGACACAGATTGTTGCAAGCCTTCTTGACGATAGGAGGAATGAGGACACGAGGGCCGAGAGGGCCCAACATGTGATCTCCTGATTCGTCAACGTCGTCGTAAAAACGAGGGTTGACTTGATAAGCAGCGCGGGCTGCTCTAGCAATTTCTGCATCTGACCACTTTCCATAGCCATACTGGGAAGCCTTTGCCTTGAGGGCATTGGTCTCGCCAGCAGACAAGCTGTACTTGCCCTTGACACGCTCGGCCAGCTGGAAAATAGCTGCGTCAGTGTGATCATGTGGCTTGGGAGGTTCAGGCATTTCTGGC